CAAAGGTGAAAAGAGAGTTCGCAGAACTTGAGAAACGCATCGAAAAACTCAAAAAAGAAGAAGAGGAAAAAGAGGCGAAACTCGTTGCTATTCAGAGAGAAGAGCAGCTTAAAGAGAGTGCTTCGGCGCTGCTTGATGAGCTGGTGAAAGTTGTGGATACCATCGCTTCCGTTTCTCCTGAGTACAGAGACGCGTTCCTGGAGTCGTTCCATGAGAGATTCACGCCGAGGGGTGAAGCAGAATGAAACTCAAACTGATCACCGCACCAACAGCAATGCCTGTCACGCTCGATGATGCGAAAGCGTTCATGCGTGTACTTGGCAATGAAGAGGATACAGTGATCACAAGAGCCATTCAGGCTGCGACAGAGAAAGCGGAGCAGATAACGAACAGACAGTTGGTGCAGGCTACTTATGAGGGCTACCTTGACGGGTTCGCTTCAGATGTGGTACTGCCAAAGCCGCCGCTTATGAGCGTGAACGGTGTCTCTTATGTGTCTACAGCCGGGACAGTGAAAGCATTTACCGACTATGAGGTTGACGATGTGGCAGAACCTGCCGTGATCCACTTCGGGAGTACACCTTCTGATGTACGCACTACCGGTGTGAACAATGTCATCGTGAACTTCACGTGCGGGTACGAGAGCGTACCGGATGCTGTTGCATCGTGGGTACTCTCTTACGCCACGACACTCTATGAGAACAGACAGTTCAAAGAGGTGGGTGTCTCCGGAGAAGTTGACTTTTCAGAACACCTGAACCACCTACTCGACAGCTACAGGATCATACCGGTATGAGAGTAGGAACACTTCGACACATCGCAACCATTGAGCAGCTTGTCAAAGGGCAGGATGCCGCAGGCGGTAAGACGGAGAGCTGGGTTGTGTTCTCTAAGGCGTGGTGTGCCATCAGTCCGTTAAGCGGGAGAGAGAAGTACTACTCTCAGGAGAAGCACGCTACGGCGACACACCAGATCACCATCAGGTATCTGGCTGGTGTGGAACCGAAGATGCGCATCAAGGCGCGCGGACGGGTGTTCGACATTGTGTCGGTCATCAACCCCGGAGAGCGTGACAAGATGATGCAGATCATCGCAGAGGAGGAGGCAGACCGTGACTGATGAGTTCAAAGAGGTCAAGCGGGTACTTAAACAGCTTCCGCCGGTACTCCAGCACAAAGTGGTTACAGCTGCGGCACGTGCAGGCGCACAGGTCATTGCCAAAGAAGCACGACGACGCGTACCTGTACGAAGCGGATTGCTTAAGCGTTCCATCGGTGTTGCGAAAGCAAAAAAGAAGGATACGCCAAAAGATGCGGTCAGGTTCTATGTCGTTCCAAAAACGAAGGTGTCCATAAACAGAAAAGTATCTGTCAACGGACAAAAAGGAAAGCTCAAAGCGAAAGTGAGAGCCTACCACGGACACTTTGTTGAGTTCGGTACCAAGAATATGGCGGCGCGTCCGTTCCTGCTCCCTGCTGCCAAAGCAAAACAGTCTGAAGTTGTAAAAGTATTCCAAGAGAAGATCCACGCAGGGGTCGAAAAAGAAGTGAAAAGGTTAGCCAAATGATAGAGATAGACATTGCAACGCACCTCAAGGACAACGTACCGTCAGTTGACGGACGTGTCTTTGCCAACGTCATCGCGCAGGACACGCAAAAGCCTGTACTTGTCTACACGGTCGTGTCAGAGCGTGTGTCAGGAGGTCTGTCAGGTGCGTGCGACCCTGACCGTAATGCACGGTCGTGGGACATCACCGTCTACGCAGAGGGCTACCTTGAGGCAAAGAACATCAAGAACGAGGTGACAGCCGCGCTCAAGTCGTTTCCACACACCGTGAAGAACATCACGGTTGAGGATGGATTTGACGAAGAGAGCGAGTTGTTCGCACAGATCATTACGTTTAACACAGGAAAGGAATAGAAAATGGGAATTAAAGCAGAGGGTATAAAGGTTAGAGCAAACGGGAAAGAGGTTGGTTGTCTTTTTTCGCTTGGCAATATTAAACAAAGCAGAGGGAAAACAGAGAAGAAGTGTATGACAACCGGTGAAATCATCACCATTCTTGACACAATTAAGACTGAACCGATAAACATGTCAGTTGAGTACGATCCAACAGATACAGCTGGGGCAGAAGAGATCCAGACACTGTTTGGGAGTGCCAATGTGTTTACGTTTGAGATAGAGTTGTCAGATACAGCCGGCAACAATGGTACAACTTTCAGCTGGAATAAGGCTGTCGTCACAGATTCTGACCTAAACCCAGACTCTGACGGAGAAGCAGAGATCACATTTACAGTATCCCCTGGCGGTAAACCAGCAGTAACAGCAGCAGCGTAAGGACAGACATGGCAACACTACTCATGAGCGTACCGGTCGAAGTGATCATTAAGGACGGCAAGAAAAAAGAGAAGCTTCACGTTGAAGTCAGAGACATGACTCGTGAAGAGCGCAAAGAGGCTGAAAAGGTCACAAAAAAGTACAAAGACCTCTCATACAGACTCAACCGTATCTCTTCCTCTTTGGAGAGTGCAGAGAAGAAAGCGGTGTATGCAGAGAAGCTTGAAGACTTCAAGAAGGCACTCTCATTCCAGGAGAAGGCGGACGAGTTTAAGTCACAGCTTGATGATGTCGTCAAAGAGGTGAACAAACTCGGCGGTGATGACTTTGCAGAGAAACAGGCAAAGCTGAACTTTGAACGTCTTGTCTCTGGAGACGACAAAGAGAGACTTTCACAGATCGCAGAGGAGAAGGGGTACAACACTGTGATGCGCCTTTTGTTCGATGCGAAGCGTGAAGTCGAGGGAAAGCAGCAAGAAGAGTAGCGCTTTGCCTGAGAAAGAAGCAGTGCGACGGGTTGCACGACTTCGAGTACCAGCTGGCACTTGTGTGCAGCCGGTGCGAAATGGCATACAGCGCCATGGGAGCGACGGGGTTTCTGTACGCATCAGCAAAAGACCAGCTCAAATGGCATGGTCTCAAGCCTAAGCGGTGGCTTGACACGGTGATGCACGTAGGACACTACATGGCAATGAAAAAAGAGGACTTTGGCAAAGCGGTCAAAGAGAAGAAGAGCGGTGATGAGATGGCAGCAATGCTCATCGCTGCATTCGGGGACGGAAAGGAGAAATAGTCATGGCAAAAGCCGGAACGGTCGTCATAGAGCTTGATGCAAATACAGCAAAACTTGTAGAAGGCATCAAAAAATCAGACCGTAAACTATCATCTCTACAGAGTACCGTCAACAAAACCAAAGACACACTCAAGAATATCGCCATAGCAGCAGGTAGCTTCTATGTGGTAAAGAGTGCTGTCGATGCTGCCAAAGAGAGTCTTGAAGCGATGCTTGATGTCTCATCGCAGTTCGAGCAGTGGGAAAACCGTATGAGTGCCTTTACCAATTCGATGGCGGACGCAAAAAGCGAATTGGCAAGAGCACAGAAGTTCGCGACAGACTTCAACCTCTCCATCTCTGACACGAACGAGATGCTGCTTACCATGAAGAACTACGGACTGAAAGACTCGCGCGAACAGCTGGAGATCTACGCAAACACTGCCATAGGTGCCGGGAAAAGTGTGGACCAGTTTGCTGAAGCGATGGCGGATGCACTTGGAGGAGAGTTCGAAAGGCTCAAAGAGTTCGGTGTCAAAGCATCAAATCTTGGAGATGAAGTAGGGTTCCAGTGGTCTGACTCTTCAGGTAAGACGCGCAACATCATCGTTGCAAATAACAACAAGGTCATAGACAGTACACTCTCTGCCATTTACAATGAGAAGTACGTTGGACAGATAGACAAGTTCAGAGACTCATGGGCTGGTGTGACACAGGGGCTTTCAAACGACTGGATGCTGTTCAAAAAGACGGTATCAGATGCAGGGCTGCTTGACTACTTCAAGCACCTTGGGACGACCATCTCTGACTGGATCAGCGGAGGCTTTGGCGATGCTGAGGATGGCGCGAAACGGTTTGCAGACAATACCATTGGGTTCCTGAATGATGTCATTAAAAGTGTAGGTTGGCTTGCCAAAGCGATCAACCAGCTGTTTGGCGTGCTTGACATCGCATATGCTGGGTACCAGAAGTATGCAGGTCTTGTCATGGGTGGTGATGTTGAAAAGCTTGAAAAACGCCTACAAAGCCAAATTATTGCACAAAAATACGATTCAGATCATGGAGGAGCAAGGGCTGAATACTGGGAAAAAACTATCAATGATCTCAAGAAACAGATAGCACAATACAAAGAGTGGAACGCTGTGCGTGCTGACGGAGACAAGCGTCATGAAGCAGCGCTCAAGCGTGTAGAAGAGATAAACAAAGCCATAGACGGTATGGTGAAGCAGACAACAAGCTACACCAATACCAATAACGATAAGCAGATAGACGCACTGAAGCAAAAGAAAGATGAAGCAACAGCACTTCTTGACAATCTGAACGCAGGGTACGGCGCACTTCCTTCCAGCACCAAAGAAGCAGACAAAAACACGAAGTCCATGGCAGCACATGCCAAAGAAGCCGCAGACTACATGGAAGGGCTTGCATCTGCTCAGGAGAGGCTGTTCGAAGCGACGCATACGGATGAAGAGATCCGCATGAAGAAGCTTGGGGATGAGCTTGCAGAGCTTGGAAAATATCTAAAGCAGTCAGAACTGGCAGAGATCTATGAGTCTGAAATGTCAAAGATGAATGCAGACACTGACCGTTTCACAAACAGCTTTGCAAATGCATTCCAAAACATTCTAGACGGCGATATCTCGACAGCATTCAAGTCGTTCTTTAACAACATATCGACAACAATGGTCAAGCCGTGGATAGATGATCTTTCCAAAAGCTTGTCTGCTGGGCTTAGCTCTTTACTGGGGGGCTTAGGTACTGGGTGGACCGCACTACTTGGTGTTGGTATAGGGACATTAGGGTCTATGCTTGGCGGGCTTTTCAGCAGTGGTAGAGTCTATACTAAGGAAGAGTATGCAGATGAGAACAACATTCTTAGCAGCCCTGAAAGCAGTACTGTTACAACGCTGCTTGACAGCATGGATAGTACACTTTCAAAGAGTTACCGGTACACAAAAGGGATGTATGAGAATCTTCAGATCATTGCAGATAGTCTAGCTTCTGCATCTGCAAATATTTATGGTGGTT